TGTTCGTGCTATTCAGTTTAGTAAGTTGTAGCACAAAGACTGTGTATGTTGATAAGCCCTACGAAGTTTTGATACCCGTGAAGTGTGAAGTTCCGTATGTGTATTGTGACTTTAATAAGACAACTGATACAGAAGTAATTGGAAGTTTATTAGAGTGTATAACTAATCTTAAGAGAAGTGTGGAGGTGTGCAGATGAAGTTAGAACTAGTAAGAGAAAGCTTTACAGAGAAAGCCACAGAAGGTAAGCTGTATATTGATGGTGAGTTTGAATGCTATACTATAGAGGATGTAGTACGTGATGTAAAGATTAAAAATAAGACCGCTATACCTGCTGGAATATATAATGTCATCATGACAATGAGTAATAGATTCAAGAAAATACTGCCATTACTAGAAGGTGTACCTAACTTTACAGGAGTACGAATACATAGTGGTAATAGTAGTAAGGATACTGAAGGCTGTATCATAGTAGGAAGCATCAATGATCGTACTGATGATGACTGGGTAGGTGGTAGTAAGGTAGCAATGCAAAGACTACAACCTAAGATAATGGATGCTCTAGCTAAAAAAGAGAAAGTAACACTGGAGATAGTATGATGGATAAAATAAAGAAGGTACTCAATGACTGGTTTACTGAAGTTGATAATAAGACGTTTGACATTACTAAAGTCCTAGCTGTTATATCTATAGTAGCTGGTATTGGTCTAGCAGTATTCTCAGCAGTGTATAAGGGTCAGGCATTCAGCTATCAAGATTATGGTCTAGGTACTGCTGCCTTATTCGCTGGTGTAGGTGTTGCACTTGGCATGAAGAAAGAGTCTAAAGATGTGGACAACATATAGATAACGAAAAGCAAAGATTAAACTGTATGCTTCTGATCTAGAAGCTGCAAGTGTAGTGTACAAATAATAAGGTATAATACTGATAATTAATAGGTAGGAATAAAGATGATAACAACAACTGGCAAACTTGTAATAATTGACCTTGGTACTCCTGTAGCTCACTATCTATGGAATGGCGTAGTTTTGCCTGATGTAATCAAGGTATTCGTATATAGAGGAACTTCATTGACTATCACTGTCAAAGATAAATCTGTAATCCCAGTAGAAGAGATGAAGCTAGTGGGTATCAAAGTGAAGGAGCAAAAATGAGTAACATTATTACAATTATGCCTGATGACTGGACAGCATTCCCACTTGAAGAAACATGCAATGCACTAGGTGTAGATGTCAATACACTTAAATTGGCAAGTTCTCAAGGATACTTCACAAGCGTATCTGAGTCAATGACCAATGCTGGACTAATTCCAGAAGGCAAGAGCATGGTGACTGACATTGTCGTTATCAATAATGACCTTGAACTATATATGCAGTTTGTGTAGGGCTATAAATGGCAACGATTACAACAGATACTTATCTCGATGGTGGTATAGCTAGAACTGCTGGTGAGGCAATGACTATCACCACTGGTGGTAAGCTAACTGTACGTACAGATACTCGTTTCCATGCTAATGCTCCTGCATCTATGACTGGCTCATTGGGTTCACTATCTGTAACAGAAGGTGAGTTCTTAATTGATGCAACACAAGTACGCTGGTTAGCTATCACTGGAGGAAGTGGAACAAGTGCTATTGGTACAACTGTTACACAAGGTGCTGTCAGTGGCTACTTTTTAGGTTACTATGCTTCATTGACTTCTGCTCCATCTACAACAATTGGTGCTACTGGATTTATTAAACTACGTGAAGTAACTGGCGGAACATTCAGTGCTGGTGCTTTGAGTGGAATAACTGCTACAGCCAGTGGTGCTGATGTAACTGGATGGCTTGAAGTAGTACTTAATCACTTTGATGGTTGGGTAGCATTAACATGTACAGGTTCTATAGTGCACATAGCAGAAGTAGTAAGTGGGGATATACTTGTAAGGTTTGGTAGTGGAAGTACTGCTAATGGCTTCACAATGAAACCAGGAGATACATTGAAAGCTGAAGAAACAGTATATGTTAAAGCAGTAGTATCTTCTGATTCATACCCTATTATTCATGTAATCAAAGACTAAGGAGAATACCATGGCATGTAAGTCTAAAGTAAAACCTAAGAAGTAAGTATATACAGAATACATTTAGATGTATTCTACTATATGGTATACTTCCATAATAATACATAAAGGTATATAATGAAGAATGATATTGATGATACTAAGAAGAAAAGTACTTTAGTAGACTGGAAGAATCCACCAAGTGTGGCAGACCTAGAGAATGATCTTACATCTGCTGAATCAAGTCACGCAGAACATGTTGCTAAAGTAGAAAAATGGTTAGCTAACTTAGCCTCTGAATTGAAGATTACAGTACCTAAAGGCAGAAGCAGGATACAACCTAAGCTGATTAGAACTCAAGCTGAATGGAGATATGCTGCACTAGAAGAACCATTCCTTAGTTCTAAAGATATCTTTGAAGTTAGCCCTAGAACATTTGAGGATGGAGCTGGAGCAGATGATAATAGAGAAGTTATTAATTATCAGTGGAACACAAAGATAGATAAAGTAGCTTTTATAAATGAATATGTTAGAAGTGCTGTAGATGAAGGAACAACTATTGTACAGGTAGGTTGGGACTTTGAAGAAGAAGAACGTATGGTAGAAGTAGATGTAGAAGCTACACCAGAGCAACTACAAATGTACCTGATATCTCAAGTACAGCAAGGTATTATGACAGAAGAAGAAGCTCAGGCAAAGATGCAGAGTGGAGAACCTATGGTGATAGGTACTAAGAAAGAGAAACGTATGGTTACCATAAAGAATCAACCTAAGTATAGAGTGTGTGAGTATGATAAGGCTGTAGTAGATCCTACATGTGATGGGGATATAGAGAAAGCTCAATTCATTATCATGCCATTTGAGACAAGCATGAGTGATCTGCATAGAGATGGTACCTATAAGAATCTAGATAAGATATTTGGTAAAGACGGTAAAGAATATAGTAATATAAACTCTAGTGATGAAGAGTTCATGAGTGCTCAGAGAAAGACCATAAGTGGGTTTGAATTCAAAGATAAAGCCAGAAAGAAACTGACAGCATATGAGTATTATGGTTACTGGGATATAGAAGATACAGGAATAACTAAACCAATCAAAGCAGTATGGGTATCAAATACTATGATAAAGCTAGAAGAGTTACCATATCCAGATAAGAAGCTACCGTTTGTAGCTGTACAGTATCTGCCAGTAAGAAAGAGTGTGTATGGTGAACCAGATGGTAGTCTGCTAGAAGATAAGCAAGATATTATGGGAGCTGTTGCTAGAGGCATGATAGATGTAATGGGAAGAAGTGCTAATGGTCAAGTAGGTATGAGCAAAGGATTCCTAGATGTAGCTAATCAAAAGAAATTTGATAAAGGAGAACACTTCTTCTATAATCAGGGGTATGATCCAAGAATGGCAGTACATATGCAAACATTCCCAGAGATACCACAGAGTGCTATGCAAATGCTACAGTTACAGAATGCAGAAGCAGAGTCATTGACAGGTGTCAAGAGCTTCAGTCAAGGGATAAGTGGTGCAAGTCTAGGAAATACTGCTGCAGGTGCTAGAGGTGCTTTGGATAGTGCTAGTAAGAGAGAGCTTGGTATTCTACGAAGACTGTCTAAAGGTATTGAACAAATAGGTAGAAAAACCATAGCAATGAATGCAGTATGGTTAGAAGATGAAGAAGTAATCAGAATAACTAATAAAGAATTCAGAACCATAAAGAGAGATGACCTCAATGGTGACTATGATATGAGATTGTCTATTAGTACTGCTGAGAGTGACAATCAGAAAGCAGAAGAATTGAGCTTCATGCTACAGACTAATGCTGCTAGTATGGATCCAGAGCTGGCTAGAATGATACAGGCTGAGATAGCTAAGCTACGTAAGATGCCAGAGTTAGCTCAGAAGATATTGTCATTTCAACCACAACCTACTCCAGCACAAGAACAAATGCAACAATTGCAATTACAGTTGTTGCAGGCACAAGTTGAAAATGAAAGAGCTAAAGCTGGAGAGAATCAAGTGGATATACAACTCAAACAGGCTAAGACACAAAGTGAAATGGCTAAAGCTAGTAAGGTTTCAAGTGAGAGAGATAACTTGGATCTACAGTTTGTTAAAGAAGATGCTGGAGTTATGCATGAACAAGAGATGCAAAAGAAAGAACATGATAGATTGAGTAAGTTGGATCAAGAGGTATTTAAAGTTATGAATACACCAAAGAAAGAAGGGAGTGAATAATGAGTAACTATTTAATGGATATGAGTACAACAAGAGAGAATGTAGATAATAGGGCTATAGTGATTAAGGAATGGAATCTAGGTCCTGTAAAGACTGCAGGTGATAATACTGCGTACTGGGACAAGATAGCAGGAATATGGGGAGTAACACCACAAGTAGCAAAGAGACATCTATGCAGTAATTGTGAGTATTATGATAATACCCCTGATATGATGAAGCAAATGCTGAATATACTGGAAGATAAGTTTGATACTGATGGTGGTGGTAGGGGATACTGTCATAAGTTTGACTTCATATGCCATAACTTGAGGACATGCCAGGCATGGGAAGAAAAAGACTATTATTGCAAAGAAGCAAAGATGAAACCAGCTAAGATGAATGGTCTAGGAGATGATGACTTCATGACCAAGATGAATAAGTAATTGACATTAAGCTAAGATTTTGTTAAGATTCCAATACGACCTACAAGTGAAGTCGATAAAAGCTCTAAATCAAGTAATCTCGAAAGAGGACACAAAAGGACATGTATGACAACTGAGGAACTCGAATTAATCGAAGACTCCAATAGAGAGGCTAAGTTAGCTATAGCAAAAGGTGAAGCATTTAAACGATTGCTTGATAATGAAGATTACCTATTAGTAATCTCTAATGGTTATATCAAAGAATATGCTAAAGATTTAGGAATAGCTATCGCTACTAATACTGGGGCATATGATATTGATAGAATGATTGAAGACCTAAAAGGTATCAATGCATTCGTGGGATATGGATTCAAGGTGGCTAGTGCTCATATGGCTGCAGAGCAAGACCTAATAGAAAATGCTAAATATGTTGCAGAATCTACAGAAGTAGAGGAGTAATATATGGCTGCTGACTTAGAAAATATGTCTGATGAAGACTTTGAAAACCATATGAATAACCTTCCAAGAGCGGAAGATGATACAGATAACACTGAGGACACTGTAACTACGGAGACTGTAGAGGAAGAGACTGCTTCTGATGACGATCAGAGTGAAGAGGAAACTACTACAGAAGAAGAGGATTCAGAATCTCAAACTACTGATAAAGATGATGATGAAGAAGAAAGTAAGGAAGACACAAAAGAGGATACTCAGGAAACTACTGAAATTGACTATAAAGCATTTTATGAGCAAGTAACATCTGACTATAAAGCAAACAATAGGGTAATGCCAGGATTGAAAAATCCAGAAGACTTTAAGACAGCATTAGCAATGGCTAGTAACTACGCATTAAAGACTACAGCATTGAAGCCTCATATGGGAAGAATAAAGATGCTGAAAGATGTGTCTGATGAAGAGTTAAACGAGATGATGGATTTTAAAAACCGTAATCCAGAAGTGATAAAGAAAGCACTGAAAGATGCAGGTATTGATCCATTAGATATAGATATTGAAGCAAAGAGTGACTATAGGGCTAGAGACTATAGTGTAAGTGCTGCTGAAGTAGAATTTGAAGAAATCATTGATACTATCAAAGATACTCCAGAGTTTGCAAGAACAAGTGAAGTAGTGACTAAAGTATGGGATGAAGCTTCTAAGAAAGCTATGTTGGATAACCCCCATCTTATAAGAGCATTGAATGAAGAAATGCAGATGGGAAGGTATGATACTATACAAGGTACCATAGACCAGCTTAAGCTGTTAGGTAAGACTAATGGGATGAGTGACTTAGCAATGTATCAAGCAATAGCAACAGACATGCAAAGAAAGCAAGTTCCTAAAGTAAAACCTCAGATAGAAGTAGTTAGTCCTATAGTGAAAGTTGAAGATCCAGCTGTGAAAGAACAAAAGAAACAAGCTGGGATAAGTGCTAAGAAGACTGCAAATGCTGTAAAGAAATATGACCCAGCTAAGCTGAGTGATGAAGAATTTATGGCATTGGTAGCGTCTGGTGCTAAATTCATATAAGGATTTTTAATGGGTATTACGTACGGAAATGGAACTAATAGTTCAGTGGGAACACAATTCAATACATATGAGTACAAGCGTAAAGCAATCGTAGAGACTGCTAAAGCTGAGTACTTTGGGCAATTAGGTGACTCTGAGAGTCTAACAAAGAACTTTGGTCAAAAGATCAAAAAGTATCATTACTTACCACTATTAGATGATAGAAATATCAATGATCAAGGTTTAGATGCATCTGGTTTATCAACAGCTAATGAAGTAACTATTACTGTTACAACTGCAGATGGTGAAAGAATCTTAGCTGTTGGTAATGGTGTAGATGCTGCTGGTGCTTTAACTGCTGCTCAAGCTGCCGCAATGGTAGTATTTAAGAATAAGTTAGGTATTGATACTGCAAATGCATTGTATGATACATATGCTGAAGCTGTAGCTGCTTATGTTAATGGTGTTGCTTCTACTGTATCTAATAAAGGTGTTGTTGTTGCAGGTGCAGCAGTAAATGCTAGTGGTAACTTGTATGGTTCAAGTAAGAATCCTGGTTACATCCAAGGTAAACTACCTACGTTGTCAGAAGCTGGTGGACGTGTAAACCGTGTTGGCTTTAAACGTATTGAGCTAGAGGGTGATATTGCTAACTATGGTTTCTTCTATGAGTGGTCTAAAGACTCTATGGACTTTGATACTGATGAAGAGTTATATACTCATATCAATCGTGAAGCTGTAAGAGGTGCTAGAGAAATATCAGAAAATATTATCCAGATGGACTTGTTAGAAGGTGCTGGTGTTATTCGTTATACTGGTGATGCTACATCATTAGCTACAACTGGTTACAATGCAACTGCTCTATTGAATTCAGTAGTTACTTATGATGACTTGATTAAGTTAGGTGTAACATTAGATGACAATCGTTGTTCTAAAGATACAACTGCTATCACTGGTTCAAGAGATACTGATGTATTGAATATCCCTGCTGCTAGATATATGTTTGTTGGATCTGAGATGATTCCTACTCTTATGCGTATGACTGATTACCATGGTGTTAAAGCATTCATCCCTATTGAGAAGTACGCTCAAATGAGCACAAGTGGTAAGTATACTAATGCACTACATGGTGAGATTGGTGCTGTTGGACCATTCCGTATTGTTGTTGTTCCTGAAATGATGGGATATGTTGGACAAGGTGAGAACGTTGGTGCAGACCTTTCATACTTGAATGATGGTACTAAGTACAATGTATACCCAATGTTAGTTGTTGGTTCTAGTTCATTTGCTCATATCCGTTTCCAAGTATCTGGTGGTTCTTCTGACAAGTTCAATATCATTGTTCGTAAGCCTGGTACGTTTGCTAACGCTGATGATCCATATGAGAAAATTGGATACAGCTCTATCCAGTTCTGGCAAGGAACTATGATTCTAAGACCAGAATGGCTTGGGAAGATATTGACATTAGCAAAAGGTTAAATAGGTGACTCTTTAAGGAGAGTCTAACCGTAAGAGCGGTATCATCCGCTCTATAATAAAAAGATAATAAGGAAATACAATGAGTGAAGAAACAAAAGTACCAACTCCTAGAGAGTTATTAAAAGAAAAAGCTGACTTGCTTGGAGTTGAGTATAAAAGTAATGTAACAGATGCTAAGCTACTTGAGCTTATAGAAGCTAAGATGAAACCTTCTGTTAAAGAAGTATCACAAACTGAAGAAGAAAAGATACAAGCTATCACTTCATTTCAACATAAGTCTCTACAGAAGTTAAAAAGAGTAATCATTACTTGTAATGATCCACAGATGAGAGAATGGGATAGTACTCCTTTCTACAGTGTCAGTAATGCACTGATAACATTACCTAAGATAACAATACCGTTGAATGTTGAATGGCATTGTCCAGCTGCATACTATAATTTGTTAAAAGAACAATCATGTGGTATAGCTGTAAAGGCTAAAGATGGTAAAGGTAGAACTGTTACAGTACGTAAAAGTATTAAGAAGTACAACATACAAGATCTACCTGATTTAACAATGGAAGAATTGAGTGAGTTGAAACAAATGCAAATTATGAGAGAAGGTGTTGCTAAGGAGTCTTAGTGATTTGATGGTGAGTTCTTAGGAACTTACCTATGAAATTACTATAAAGGAAATAATATGGCAGATATACAGTTCTCTAATGTTACTACAGGATTTACTACAGGTACAGGGTACTTTGATTTAATGATGAAAAGTATAATGGCACATATAGAGGTAGAATTCAAAGAAAATAGAATAAAAGGTACAGACTATGCTAATGTTTACTTAGGAGCTATGCAATCTGCTATGCAAGCTACTATTCAGTTTGTGTTACAAGAACAGAGTACTGAAGCACAAATAGAAGATATTAATAAAGGTATAGCAGTAAAACAACAGCAAATAGATTCTATGATTATAGATGATAATCTTAAAACTAGACAAACTCTTATACAAGAAGCTCAAGGTTCTAAAGACTTAGAAGTAAAACAACAGCAAATAGATTCTATGGTAAATGACGATGAAATTAAAGAAAGACAAACTCTTATACAAGAAGCTCAAAGTTCTAAAGACTTAGAAGTTAAAGAAGAGCAGAGACTAAATACAATCGCTACTACTAATACAGAAAATAAAAAAGCTTTATTGGTAGTACGTCAAACTACTGGTTTTGATGATGATGCTAAACAAAAACTACTGAAGCAAGCACTAGATAGCTGGTCAGTAGCTTATTCTGTAGCTCAAAGTATTGATATACCAACAGCTATTGATAATGATGTTATAGATAGTGTTATGAAAAATGCTATGGATTCCTTGTCTATTTCTAAGTCAACTCTGCCTCTAGGTTAATAGAATGAAAGAAGCTCTTATATATCTCAATAGAAGAATTGCAGATGAACATGGTAATGTAGTAACTATAAATGATAAATGGAAAGATACTATGGTTGATAGTTTTGGAACTACAGTGGTATTTCTTGATATGGATGAGCAGTATGGCTGCTATGATAGTGAATGGTTTAAAAGTGTAACTAACTGGGAAGAACTAACTATATCAGAAATAATAGGGAGAATACCTAATGAGAGTGTTAAGCTATAATTATATAAAACCTAATGATAACGGTATAGTAGAGTGTCTTACTAGAAGTGATTATATGACACCTCAGTACATAAATCTTATGAAAGAATACCTTTCTACAATAAAGCTAGAAGGTAAATGTGCTGTGTTGTATGCTGGTGGTGTATTATTAAGTGCTAGTGAAGCAAGGTCTGTAAAAGATAAAGGACTATATAGAGAGGTAGCATATACAAGTGGTATAGCTATAAAAGAGTTAGCAGCTTATTCTATGCATAAATGGATAGGAATGCTGGATGGTAAAGAGAATGTGAAGTATGCTAATATAAATGGTAATACATGTGCAAGTAGCATGTATAGTCTGTATGAAGCAAGTAAGCTACTAGAAGAAGATTTTGATCAAGTAATCATAATAGCAGAAGAAAAGACAAGTTATAATACCCTTAGAATATTTGATGAACATAAGATAGATTTAAAAGTAGGAGAAGGGTGTGCTATATTATGTTTAGGTAAAGGTGATGGTATAAGTAACTGTAAATGGAACTATGAATATAATAGAAATCCTTTTGGTGTTACAACTACTGGCTACAAAGATATAATGAGTGATTGTGATTATATCAAACCACATGGCACTGGTACATCTAATAATGAAGATGCTGAGTTAGTATATGGTGAAATACATCAGATAAGGTATAAAGAGAAGTATGGTCATACTCAGGGTGTAAGTGGTCTTCTAGAAGTGTGTATGGTATTAGATGAAGATGTTGTAGGTGATGTACTATGTATAAGTTCTGGTCTTGGAGGGTATTATGGTTCATGCATCATACATATGTGATAACAATATCTACACTGTAGAAAGTGTAGATACGTATGATACAATAGAAGAAGATGCTATAAAGGCTACAGCAGATGTTGATGGTATAGATATAAAAAAATATATGAATGCAATGAAAAAGTCTGTATATCAAAAACTAGCTTACCATATAATTAAAAATGGTGTAGTGATAGGTCTTATCTATAATACTATTATGAATGATAAGTATACAGGGAATTGTGTATACTGCAAGGGAGATATAGTAGGAGCAATGGTGCTATTCAAAACCATGTCTGAAATAACTCCATATCATAAAATGTATATACTACCACATACTGGTGGTCTTAAGTATTTCTTGTCTCAGGCAACAGCTTCAAGTATAAAATCATATCATATACATAAAACGCCTATTATTATTTGTAAAAGTCTAGAAGAAGTTTATGCTAAACTATTTACATACCTACATATAGAGAAATTATAATGTGTGATCCACTTGATGATGTTGTTGGATTTGGTGAGGATTTATTTGAAAATACAGTAGCTGTTGTTACAATAGTCGCTATGGTATCATTTCCTTTTATGGCTATTATTATAGCAACTATATGTGATGACTGTGAAGAGTTTATGAATCAACAAATAGGGCAAGCATTCTCGTGGTTTGGTGTTGAAGCAGAAGATGTTATAAGTGTTCAAGTAATGGATCAGTTAATCCTAACAGATAATGAATTCTATAAGAACCTTATGGTACAAGTAGCATTAGAACATCAAAAGTCACAGCTTGGTATAGTTGATATACTATCTATAAAATCACAAGCTATAAGGGGTTCTATAAATGGATATAGTCACTATGGTAAAAATATCTTTTTAGATGGAGAACCTGATACAACTATAAATACAATAAGTATAAATGAAGCTGCTATACTAGCAACTATAACAGCTGAAATAGGTGGTGCAATAACTATTGTAGATACAAAAGCTAAAGTACCCCGTGAAATCGACTGGGTAATATATCAGTTAATAACTAACTATAGTTATAATCCTAATACTGAGCTGCTCCAATATGATGGGTTAGACTATATGTATGATGATTTTATTTATAACGTTTCTACTGGTAAGTTTGATGTAAGTATTGCATATGCTGCAGATATTATAGTGGAAACTAATACTACAGTAACAGAAGGTGATACAACTATAGAAACGAATATAATAAAAACTACTAAACAACTTACTGGTGAAGTAACAACAGATACTACAATCACAACTACAATCACAACTACTACTACAGACCCTGAAACAGCAGAAGTAACTACTACTACAATAGCAGAAACAGAAACAACTACTGTAGTAACGTATGTTACTGTATTAGCTATAGAAAATATGACAGATGTAGTATATATAACTATAGGGGTAGCTGGTTTTATATCTGCTTTATCATATGTAGTAACATATACTAGAAATAGTACTGGTATAGAGTATACATGGATATACTTCTTAGGTGGTGGTAATGCAGATTTAGATGCTGCTAGAAACTATATAACTAACCTAAGTATGCTTCCAATAGTAGAACTTCGTAGTAATAATATAAGTGTTGTTACTGATAAAGAATCTATAAGATATGAACAATCTAAAAAAATACTTAATATTATAGGGATAGATATAGACACAATATCTGAAAGTATTGATTCTAATCCAAATATAGAACAAATAGCAGCAGCATATATATACTTCGGAGCTGAACTTGGTAGTGAAGATCCATTACAAGCAAGGCTTATGTATTCTGTTATAGAGTACTTATTTGATGATCCTACTCTTGTGAATGATAGTACATATAGTATTTATGTCTCTGAAGGTAATTATAATTCATCTATATCCTGGAAGAGTCAAGAAAGGCATATAGTGAATAGAACTGGTATACCTATAAATACATATGAAGGTGGTATTGTTGCTATACCTGCAATAATAAAGAATATAATGACAGGAGAAGAAACTGAATCAAGTACTCAGTTTACATACTA